ATCTGGACACTCAGTTCTTCTCGGTTCCGATTCGTTTGGTCTGGGACAATTGGCAGAAATTTAATGGCGAACAAAAAAACCCCGGTGATAGTACCGACTTTACAATTCCTCAGATCGTGTCCCCCGTCGGTGGATTCACTGCGGGTTCCCTTGAGGACTACTTCGGCCTTCCTGTCGGTGTCGCGGGTCTATCTGTTAGTGCCCTTTGGCATCGAGCCTATAACTTGATTTATAACGAGTGGTATCGTGATCAAAATCTTCAGGATTCTTTGAACGTTCCGACTGGTGATGGTCCTGATGACGTATCGGATTACGGGCTCGTTCGTCGTGGGAAGCGTCACGATTACTTTACGAGTGCGCTTCCCTGGCCTCAGAAAGGCCCGGGGGTTCAAATTCCCCTGGGAACGTCGGCCCCGGTGATTGGTAAGTTCGCGATCGCGGATGCTGCGGGTGCGAACCAAAACGTGATGGTCATGCAGAGTGGCAGTGTCGCGGTGAATTTGAATGCCTCGGCTGGCGCTTCGCAAGAGATCTTCGCGCGCGGCCTGGATAATGGGGTTGATCTTCGCGCGGATTTGAGCAGTGCGACTGCGGCGACTATTAATTCGCTTCGTCAGGCGTTCCAAATTCAAAAGGTGTTCGAACGCGATGCCCGTGGCGGTACGCGCTATACTGAGCTGATCAAATCTCACTTCGGAGTGACCTCCCCCGATGCTCGACTGCAAAGACCTGAATATCTCGGAGGCGGATCGTCGCCGATCAACGTTACTCCTGTGCCCCAAACCTCGGCCTCAGGCGCCTATGCAGAAACTCCACAGGGCAATCTGGGCGCTTACGGTACTTCTACTTTTGCTGGTCATGGTTTTAGCTCCAGCTTCACGGAACATTGTTTGATTATTGGGGTTATGTCGGTCCGTGCCGACTTGACTTATCAACAGGGTGTTAACCGCATGTTCTCTCGGAAAACGCGGTTTGATTTCTACTGGCCGGCACTGTCGCATATTGGCGAACAAGCTGTGTTGCAAAAGGAAATCTTTGCTTCGGGAGTTCCGGTTGAGGATGACAAGGTCTTTGGTTATCAGGAGCGTTACGCTGAATACCGTTACAAACCGAGTCAGATTACTGGACAGTTTCGATCCAGCTTCCCCCAGTCCCTCGACTCTTGGCACCTTTCCCAGGAATTCGCGACTGCTCCAGTCCTTGATGCGGCTTTCATTGAAGAAAACCCCCCGCTTGACCGAGTAATCGCGGTACCGTCCGAACCCCACTTCCTGTTCGATAGTTATGTCCAGATGAAGTGCACCCGCCCGATGCCGGTTTACGGCGTGCCTGGGCTTATTGATCACTTCTGATCATGGCCTTTTGGGATCTTGGAGCCTCTGGTATCTTTTCCGGTGGAGCATCTCTCGTTGGGGGGATGCTCCAGCGGTCTAGTGCGAAGAGGGAGGCAAAACGTGCCTGGGCTCGTAATGAGCTCTCGGCGTCTAATCAACGTGGTTGGAGTTCTGAACAAGCGCAGCTGCAGCGCGATTGGGAAGCGGGGCAAGCTTCTTCGGCGATGGCTTTCGAAGAAGGGCAGGCGGCCAAGCAGATGCAGTTTCAGGAGGCTTCCAATGCTAAGCAGATGGAGTTTCAGCGCGAAAGCGCGGCTACTCAAATGGGATTCCAACGCGATATGTCTAATACTGCGCATCAACGGGAGGTTAGTGATCTACGAGCCGCCGGTCTCAACCCTATTTTGTCCGGTACAGGCGGAATGGGATCGTCTACACCGGTCGGCTCGGCGCCCGTCGGAGCATCTTCCGCCGGAAGCATGGCTCGTGGCAGTAAAGGATCTTCCAGCGCACCTGGAGGCGCATCCGCTTCCGGTCCAATGGCTCAGATCCTCGACTACATCACACCAGCAATTGCAACTGCTATGACCGTCGGTAAGACGGTTGCGGATATTTCTAAAACGACCGCGGAAACCGAAAAGGTGAAAGCGGAGACTGGTTATGTCCTGGAGAACACGCAGCTGAACAAACTGCTTCAGGCTTCGGAATCGGAGCGGCCTAATCTTCTTAAGTCGCAAGTTGCCGACTTTACGGAATCGGCCGCGTTCAAGGAGTGGCAGCGACGTTCCAAAGGGCCGGTTGAAATCGAACATATTCGTTCGCAAATGGCTGAGCTTGGCTCGCGCATGCTTGTTCAATCCGCCCAGGCGACGAATTACGGAGCCTCTACTGCAAAAATTGGTGAAGAGACTTCTATGCTCGAAACCATGCGTTACTTCCGCAAAAAGATCACCGATCTGGATCAATCTGATCTTGGCGGTTACATGAAGGATGTGCCTATTGATCTTGTCAAAGGCTTCCTTCTCAACTTTCTTCCTAAAAATCTTCAATAGGAGCCTATCGTGTCTCGTATTTCTAATTCTTCTTCTCCATTTCAATCTATTACTAACCGTATTACTTCTACTTCTCTTTCGTTCCCACCTAACTCTCGGTGGACTAAACAATCATTCCGGGAGGAATGTGATATCAACACGATCATGGCTCGTTATCAATCTACCGGCGAGATGCCGGTTATTTCGGAACGGGCTCCCCAGTATCTCGACGTTTCGTCGGGGTTCGACTTCTCGTTGATGCAAGATCAGCTTCTTGAGGCGCAAAGCCTCTTCAACGAACTTCCCAGTCGTCTCCGGAATCGGTTCGAAAACGATCCGGCTCAATTCCTGGCATACGTCCAGGACTCGGCCAATCATGCCGAAATGTATGAACTGGGTCTCCTCGTGAAATCTCCCTCCGCGTCGGCAGCTGCCGACTCGGAGGCGACAAGCGAAGCGCGTCAGTCCGGCGGTAAATCTTCCTCTTCTTCTTAACCCTCTTGACAAAACCGCCCAGCACAGTGTATTCCTTGTTCCTAACTGTGCTAGGTGGTACTAAACCACCTAAAAAATGACTATTCTTCTCGGAATCCTCCTAGTCATCTCTCTCTTAAAGGAGCAACTTCATGTCCAAACGCTACAAAATGAACGGCAAGAAATCACGCGCGCAGTTCTCGCGCAGTGCTTCGAAAAGCCACGTCAAGAATTTTGCGGGCAATCCGATGCGGGGGGGCATCCGCCTGTGAGCGATGCCATGCTACTCCCCCATAACGGTCAATAAACGTGGCTTCGTCGATCTTCGGGTACAGGTTCCTTGTGGGCAATGTGTTGGCTGCCGTATCGACCGTGCCCAGGATTGGGCTACACGGTGCGTACACGAGGCGCAGCTTCATGAACTCAACTGCTTCGTTACCCTTACCTATGACGACCGCCATTTGCCGCCTGGAGCGTCCCTGGTAAAACGGGACTTCCAAAATTTCATGCGCTATCTTCGTCGCCAACATGATGGAAAAATCCGCTTCTATGCGGCCGGCGAGTATGGCGATCAAACCAATCGACCTCACTATCATGCGCTCCTCTTCGGCATCGACTTTGCGGACAAGCGTCCACATACGAAAAATAACCAGGGCGATCAACTCTTCACGTCTGAACTCCTGGACAAAATCTGGGGCAAGGGTCAGTGTTATCTGGGCTCGGTCACTCCCCAGTCTGCCGGTTACGTCGCTAAATACTGCATCAAAAAGGTTAATGGCCAACTGGCTGCTAGCCATTACCAGGGTCGACAACCGGAATTCGCCCTCATGTCTCTCAAACCTGGCATCGGTGCCGGCTGGTTCGAAAAGTATTCAGGGGATGTCTATCCCTCCGACTTCGTGGTCCTAAAGGGCCGCAAACGCAGCCCTCCGCGTTTCTACGACGACAAACTCGAAGAAATGGACGAGCTCATGCTGCAAGCTCTCAAAAAGAGCCGACTCCGTAAAGCGAAGCAACATCGTTCTGACCAAACCCCCGAGCGTCTAAAGGCGCGCGCTGATTGCGCCACTGCTCGGATAAACTCAAGAAAAGGAATTCTATGAACGTCATCTGTTCGGTCTATGACCAAAAAGCCAGGTTGTTCTCGGCTCCCTTCACTTCCTCTACGGAGGATACGGCGGTACGTGATTTCGCCAGGGCGGTAGTTGATACGCGCTCGATGGTGGATAAATTTCCGGCGGATTACGAGCTCCACTTGTTGGGCTCATTTAATGAGCACAGTGGCGAGATCGAAGCCTGTGCTATTCCCAAACTCCTCGCTAAAGGCGCGGATTACATCCTGGAGGCTCCTCTAAATGCGTAGTGTAATGAAACATACTTTCAGCCAGGTTCCGAAGGCTGATATTCCCCGTTCGACTTTCGATCGGTCGCATGGCTACAAGACAACCTTTGATGCTGGTTATCTTGTCCCCTTTCTTCTGGACGAGGCTCTACCTGGTGATACGTTTAACTGCCGCGTTGCGGCTTTGGCTCGCCTGGCGACACCCATCGTTCCCTTGATGGATAACATGTATCTGGACACTCAGTTCTTCTCGGTTCCGATTCGTTTGGTCTGGGACAATTGGCAGAAATTTAATGGCGAACAAAAAAACCCCGGTGATAGTACCGACTTTACAATTCCTCAGATCGTGTC